CACAATTAAAGCTGAATTAGACGAACTAAGAGGCGAAAATTTAGCTAAAGACGAAAACATAGTAGACTTGCAAAACGAAAACATTGAGTTATCTAAGCAAGTAAACGAATTAGGTAGTGAGCCTAGCGCAGAGCCTGTTAAGGCACGTAAATTTGCTAGCAACACACCTAGAGTAGAATTAAGTAGAGCAGACTACGCTAAATTATCTGCACAAGAAAAATATATGTATAACCTAAATAATTAATAAAAATGAGTTTTGATATTACTTCAAATTATAGTGGAGAACACGCTGGTCAGTATATAGCTGCTGCGTTAAAATCTGCTACATCTCTAGAATACTTAACTGTATTAGAGAACGTAAAATTTAAAAGAAACATTACAAAAGTAGCTGGTGCATCTTTAGTTGCTGATGCTACTTGTGATTTCACTGATGCTGGTACACTTACTTTAACAGAAAGAGTACTAAACCCTAAAGAATTACAAATTAACGTAGACCTTTGTAAAAAGGACTTACTAGAAGATTGGCAAGCTGCACAAATGAGAGCTGGTGCGCACAACAGAGATATGAGTGGTGATTTTACTGCATTTGTTATGTCTTATCTAAGTGGAACTATTGCTGATGCAGTAGAAGGTTCTATATGGAATGGACTAGACTCTAACGCTGGTGAGTTTACAGGATTTATGCAAGCTGGTAATGGTTTGTTTGAGAACGATGCTGCAATCGTAGAAAGTGATAATAGTGGTGGTGCTGGAACTGCATTTACATCATCTAACGTTATCGCTAACTTGCAACTAGCAGTTGCAGCAGTACCTAGTGCAGTTTACACTAAAGAAGATTTATATATCTATATGTCACCTAAGACATACAGACTATACATTTCTGCAATCTCTGCATTGGCTGCTTTCCCTTTTAATCATATGGGGCAATATACACCTGAATTTGAAGGTGTTAAAATTGCAGTTTGTTCAGGTATGGTAGATGATAAGTTAGCAGTAGCACAATCATCTAACTTATTCTTTGGTACAGATTTATTATCTGACCACGCAGAAATCCGTATGTTAGATATGTCTGACTTAGATGGTTCTGATAACATCAGAGTTGTAGCTAAGTTTACAGGTGGTGTACAACACGCCATAGGTAGTGATATCGTAAGACACGACTAATAATTAAAATAAGTACAGGGGGGTGAAAGCCCCCCTTAACTAATAAAACACAAAGAATATGGCTTGTGAATTAACAACAGGTAGAGCATTAGATTGTAAAGACATCATCGGTGGTGTGAGAGCAGTTTATTTCTGCCAACTAGCAGATGCTACTGTAACTCATAGTTCTGGTTCTGTTTCTGACTTGGATTTATCTACAAACTTGTTTAAATACAATGTAGTAAGAGGTACTGCTTCATTTACTGAAACAGTTACTGCAAGTGCTGAAAATGGTACAGTATTTTATGAGCCATCAGTAAACGTAAAACTACACAAACTAAGTGTAGCAGACCAAAATGAAATTAAATTATTAGCACAAAACAGATTATTAGTATTTGTTGAAACAAATGGTGTAAACTCTAGTGGTAAGAGAGTTATCTTTTGTTTAGGTGTTACTAATGGTATGGAACTTACAACAGGTACTGCTAATAGTGGTGTAGCATTTGGTGATATGAATGGTTACGATTTAACTTTCGTAGGTATGGAAGATAGTCCAGCTTTAGTAGTTGCAGACTATACTACTACTCCTTTCGATAATGGTGGATTTACAGTAACTATATCGTAATTATCAATATAATTTAAAGAAAAGGTGGGTTTTTCCCACTTTTTTTTTGATTAATTGTAAATAAAACATATTTTTTTATATTTTATATTATGGTAGTAATAAATAAGGGTGAAGCTAACACGTTATACTTTAATCTTACAAGTAAAAAAGAGAAACCAACTACATCGTTTGTTTTTTTAAAATTTACTAACGATATGACTAAAATAAGTTATTTTGTAAATCCTACTGAAAGTATTGAACCTAGATTTAGTTTAATACAATTTACAGAAGGTTCAGATATTAATTTAGGTGCAGAGGGTTTCTATACTTATGTAATTTACGAAACTGCTACTAACGATTTAACTGATGATAGTACATTATCTGACTCAAGAATTATAGAACGAGGTAAAGCATTAGTAAAAGATGCTAGTGTAACAGAGGTATCATATACTGAATACACACCGACAAGCAATAAGAATACAACAAATAGTAACACACAATACATAAGTATATAGAAGTTAAATATTATAATAAAGCATTAAACGCAGTTAAAAACTTTGGTTAAAATAAAATAAAATGGCAGTAAAAAATACAACAGATTTATTAAACGAACAATTAGGTAAGAAAGGCGATTGTGTAATATTTACAGGCGCACAAGCAAGTGTAAATTTTTATGCAGTACACTTTGTAACAGAAAGCGTAATAAGCGTAATAACAGTTGCTAATGGTACAGGTGATAGTTCATTACACACTACTATACCAGCAGGTACAGTTTTATTTATGAATATTACTGCAATTACTATTGATAGTGGTGTAGCAGTAGGTTATAGCAACTAATATGCAATTAGCAAACGCATTAAGTTTAAAGACTAAAGACGTAGGCTTTATAATATCAGAAGTCAATGGTTTACAGGCTTGGTATAAATATAAGTCAGGTATAAGTGTAGATAGTGGTAATGTATCTGGGTGGATTGATAGTAGTGGTAACACTAGCGTAAATATGAATTTAAACCCTACTGCTGATGTTCCATACAACTCTACAACAGGTGCTTTAAACTTTAATACAACTGATGGTGGCACACTTGCTACTTCTTCTGACCAACTTAACTTAGGTGCTTTTACAATATTCGGTGTAGTTGATGTAGTAGAAGCAGGTGCAACTAACGAAGCAGTATTAGGTAGGGCTGGTAATGACGAGTTTAGACTATTTAGAGGTGAAAACGCTGCTAATGTTAGGCTTAGAGCAAATGGTGTAAACTATGACATTAATATGTCCAGTAATTTACCAACAGGTAAGTTTCTATTTACTTTAACTAGAGCTAGTGGTGGTTTAATTACTATTTTTATTAACGGAGTTAGTAAAGGTACTGTTGCATCTGATGTTACTGATTTATTTGATTTTACTAGAATAGGTAACGGAAATACTGATAGTTTAGTATTTGAAATAGCTATATATAATGTAGAACTAAGTAGTGCTGATATAAGTAAAGTAGAGGCTAACATTAATTCACGAAACGGATTATAATGAAAGAAAGATTAATAAATATAAATCTAACAAACGAAGTACAACCAAAAAGTATTGAGCAAAGTGGTCAAGACTGGGTAATATATGGTGATGGTTTATATAAAAATAATTATCCTCAATATTTAATAGACTTATATAACAATAGTGCGACAAATAGTGCTATAATTAATGCTACTGCATCTATGATTGCAGGTGATGATTTTTTAGTAGATGACACAGAGAACTTAGAACAATATGTGGCTTTAAAAAAGTTTCTTGCTGCAGTCAATAGCAAAGAAACTGCACACGAATTATTTGTGAAGTTAGCATTTGACTTAAAATTACAAGGTGCATACGCTATCAATGTAATATGGTCTAAAGACAGAAAACAAATAGCTGAATTACATCATATACCAGTAGAGCAAGTACGTGTTGGTGTGCCTGATGATAGAGGTGTTCATTGTTATTTTCTTAGTACTGATTGGACTAAGTATAGAAAGAAAGAACACGAGCCGAAGAAGATAGATGCATTTAATATGATGGATAGAACAAGTGGTAGTCAATTGTTATATTCAGGACTGTATTCACCAGCTATGGAGTTGTATCACACACCTGATTATGTAGCATCAACAAATTGGATACAAGTAGATAATCTAACTTCAGACTATCATCTAAATAATATTAGCAATGGTTTTTCAGGTTCATATTTTATCAATTTTGCTAATGGTGTACCAACACGTGAGGAAAGAGTAAAAATAGAGAGACAAATAACACAAAAATTTACAGGTAGCAACAACGCAGGTAAATTTGTTTTGACGTTTTCTGATGATGCTAATAGTAAACCTGAAATCATACCTATATCTATAAGTGATGCAGACAAGCAATACACAGTATTAAATGAGTTGTGTATACAGAATATTATGATTGGTCACAGAGTTACAAGTCCTATGTTGTTAGGTGTTAAAACTGAAGGACAATTAGGTGGTCGTGGTGAATTATTACAAGCATACGAATTGTATATGAATAGTGTTATAAAACCTTTTCAGAATACAATTTTAAAGACGTTTAAGAAACTTTTAACGATTAATGGTATAACTGCTTCATTTAGCGTCAAAGACGTTAAGCCATTGAATTCTATGTTTGATGCTGATACGCTCAAAGACGTCTTGACGCAAGATGAGATTAGAGAAGAATTAGGATATGCACCATTACAAGCACAAGAAGAAGCAGTTGCCGAAGAACAACAACTATCTGAGTTTACTGCATTAGATAAATTTCTTACAGAGTGTGGTGAAGAAGAAGATACTGAAAATTGGGAATTAATTGATGAGTC